AGCACCCGGAGGCCGCGTGGTGCCCGCTGGCATAGCCGAGCGCGTAGCCGACGCTGACGGCCAGCACGACGACGCTGATGCCGACCGCAATGGTCGATGCGATCATTTGCGGGGTCACGCGGCCTCCGGGTGCTTTGCGACCCAGAAGGTCGGCCAGACGCGGTCGAAGCGATTGAGCGCCCACTGCCCGTCAAGGCTGCGGAACCATTGCCGACGGGTGAAGTGAGCGCGGTATTCGAACATGTCGTTCTGGTAGGCGCGCTCAAGATATGCGGCGAGGATGAGGTCTCTCACAGGCCTGCCTCCTCATTGCGGCGGGCGCGCGTGACATCAGTCCAGAGGCCGAGGCAGCGGTCGTATGCGTCGTCGATCTGCTTTTCGACGCAGCGCAGGTCAGCGCGCGGGTAGGCGGCAACAAGGTCTTCCATCGACTTGATGGCCGACAGGATGCCGGCGGCAAGCTGCTCTGCGCGCTCCTGCAGGGCTGCGGGATCGGTCGGCGCGGTGCCTGCGATCTTGTGAAAGGATTGCGGTGACAGGGCGGCGTCTGCGATCAGTTTGTTGAGCATTTCAATTCCCCTTCGTGGCAGTCAGGTGTTCGATGAAGCAGGGCATGCAGCGCGGGCCCTTGACGGTCTGCTTGCGGCTGCAGCCGGGCTCGACGCAGGTCGCGGTGACGTGCAGGTGGCGGTCGCTGTACGTGCGGACCCAGCGGTCGGCGTAATCGCCCTCCGGGTCTCCGAGGTCGCCTGAGTAGCAAGTGTCGTTGGTTGTTTTGTACATGTGCTGCGTTCCCGTCTTTCTGACCGTATACGTATTGTATTCGGCGGGAACGTGCAATACGTGCTGTATTCGCTGCGGGCGTTTTCAGATACGAAGTGTATTTAGTGTGACGGCCATCACACTTTCAGGGAGCGGGCCAAACTGTGGAGATGGCTTGAGTGACGCCAACCCATACCGCGGCGGTGATGACCCCTACGAAAGCATAGCCAAGGATGTGTTTCAGCCGCGGCCACAGGGGCACCCAGCCCAAGGGCTTCGTGGTGCGCCAACCCCACCACGTGTAGAGGACTACGAAGAACAGAAAGGTATTGCGGACGGCTTCCCAGTCAGGCGACGGCATTATCGCGGCCTTATCTCAAGGACGGGGGACGCCCAGTCCAGTCGGACGTTCTCGCGAACGGGGGCGTTCCAGCTTTCCAGATTGTACAGCTTGGCCCCGCGGCCTCGCCTCACGGTCTTGATGAGGGTGGGGCCCTCGTGGACCTTGACCACGCACAGACGGCCTACAGCCGAGTCCGGAACGCCGTCTGTGTCCCGAGAGTACAGGACCAACCAGCCATCCTGAAGCGGGTGCTGGCTGTCCCCGCGGATTACCAAGGCCACGGCATCATCAGAACTGGAGGCTTCCACATGGTCCAGGCCAGCCCCTTGGGCGTGGTCATCGATTGGGATTACCTCAGCCCCAGCCCCGACATACCCCAACACCGGAACCGTCCTGCGCGTGGACATGGGCCCCTTGCCAGTCCGAAGCCACTCAAGGTTCACGCGAAAGAATCTTGCGTAACGAAGGTCTGAGCCGTCCCGGGTAACGCCGCGGGTGCCGTTCTCATGGTGGGCATAGGCGGGCTCGCCCACACCCATGGCCCGCGCCGCGGCCTTGGCCGATGCATATCCTGCCTGCTCCCGGGCTTTTTTGAGCCGGGCGGCGACTTCCTGATTCACTGTCATAAGCGCGAGCATGGCGCACCTGCGAATACGTTGGGTATTGACACCGTGAATACGATACGTATACCTTTCGGCGTATGGATACAGAACTCAACGTCAGACAAATCAGGGGCGAGCGGTCACAGGCCGAACTCGCGCAGCTGCTCGGCGTCACGCAGGCCACCGTCTCCCGCTGGGAGACAGGGGCGCAAAAGCCTGACGGCCCCGCGGCCATTCTCCTGAAACTCCTGTCCACTGATCGGCTGCCACCACAGGCAGCAGCGGAATAGCCAGACATGGAACGCTCTGTGCCCGAAAAACACAACCCCTGCGACGCTAACCACGCGCCTACATCCACTAGTGCGCGAGCAACGGCATACGAGATGCTGTGCTTAATCGAGGACGACAAAGAAAAAGTTGTTCGGCGCTTCATGTCATTCGTCAGTTGCACGCCGTTTGGGTGCTGGGAATGGCAGGGCGCAAGAGACGCGAAGGGCTATGGCGTTTTCAGTTTTATGAGCCACCCGCTGCGTTCGCACCGAGCTTCTTATTTGCTCTGGAAAGGTCGCGTGTCGCGTGGGTTTGAGATTGACCACATCTGCAACAACAGGGCGTGCGTAAACCCGGACCACCTGCAAGTGGTCACGCCATACCAAAACAAAGTCCTTGGGAAGATTAGACGGGCGCGCGCGACGCACTGCCCGCAAGGCCACGAATTGAGCGAGGAGAACCTGGTGTCATGGCGGCTCAAGGCAGACGGGTTCAGGAGTTGTTTGCTCTGCCAGAGGAAGAGGGACCGGGAGCGCCAAAGCCTCCAGCGGCAAAGAAACAAAGCCCGCAAACAGAATTACAACGCCTCATAGGGAAGGGGAAAGCAAAGATGAATAGCGCACACTTACTGGGAAAGTTCGACGACTTCACGGATGAGGACTGGGACAGCGCCCTTATCCTCTGGTGGCAATGCCTCGCTGTATTCAGCGTCTTCGGGGGCGCTATCAGCGCAGCGGTGTGGGCATGAGTCACGCACCGGACGCCTTCAGGAAACTGAAGCAGAGCAACGATCTGAAGCGCAAGGCCGCTTTGTTCCGCAATGAATTCAAGGCGGGACTGGACACGATCCAGATTGCCAAGGCCCACAAGACGACTGAGGCGGACGTGTACAACACACTTGGCCGGGAGGACGTGGCATGAGGCAGGAAATCTTTGCCCGCCATGGGTACGCCGTTGAGTGGCTTGCACTTCAGTCAAAGAAGAACCCGAAGCCCGCCAATCGCAAGCCGCACAGCAAGGAACTGATTGAGGAAGTCCTTTGGTGGCATCGTCAGTTCGGCAACGAAGTCACAATGGAAGACCTTGTGAGCCCCATTCGTCACCGTGCCGTGGTGCAAGCCAGACAGGATTGCATGAGGCGCATACGTGCCAGGCTGGGCTGGTCCTTCCCACGGATCGGGAAACTGTTCGGGGACCGGGATCACACTACGGTCATGCACGCGTGGCGGAAAGACCTGAGCCGCGAGAAGCCAGCGATATGGAATGAAACGGAGCGCGGCGAGATTCAGTACGAGCGGGACCGCCGCCGCTACTGGCGCGAGAAAGCGAAGTTGGCACAACAGCAATTCGGAGTTGCCGCCGAATGACTTTCGCAAGCGTCCTTCTCGACACGCCCCCAAGCGCCAACAAGATGTGGCGCAAGGGCATCTATGGAATGCACCCAAGTGCTGAATACAAGGCGTGGAAAACATCGGCTTGCATGGAAGTCCTCGCCTCAAGGAAGGGGCAGACGTTCACCGCGCCGGTCGAGATCGTCCTCATCATGAAGCGGGTCCACAAACTTAGGGACTTGGACAACTGTATCAAGCCGGTCCTTGACGCGCTTCAGGCGGGCAACCTGCTGGAGAATGACAACCTTGTGCACCAGCTTCATGTCCGTTGGGCGTTTGAAACAGACATGCCATCCCTGAACGGACGTGAAGTCCGCGTTGAGGTGAGGACTTGCACATGAAGGACATCACACCCATCCTCATGGGCGACCCCGGCTCAAGCCCCAGACGGTCCCCGACTGAAGTGGAACGAACCAAGGTCTATACGGTTCCAACCCCGAACAGGGATGAGCGCAACGCCGTCTGGCTGGCTGACCTCCTGAAGCGTCCGGTCGGCTACATCCAGACCGACCTGACCTACTACGCCGGGAACAAGGCAAGGATGTTTTGCCGGGCGAATGGCGTCGATTACCGGCTGTCGCTTCAGCCTGGCGTCCGTCGCCTGTACTCAATCGAAAGGGTGAAGTGATGAGCCGATGGTACATTTACGCCGTGGCTGAGATTGACCATCAAGGCAATAAGACCGGATTCTGGAAGGTCGGGCACGCCAAGGACCCGATGTCCCGCGCGCGACAACTATCGACCGGGAACCCAAGACTGCTCCTCGTTGCGGTGCAGAGGCCAGCTCTGAGCAAGCGCGTGGCTCATGAGATTGAGCGTCTCGTCCACGTCCTTTGTCCGGGAAGGCAGGGTGACACCGAGTGGTTCCTGACAAGTCAGTTAGAGATCGAGAGGGCCATTCTCGCCGCTGTCGAGGCGCACGCAGATGAGCAGCGCGCATCCGATTTCAGTTTCACCCGCGACATTTACGAGGCATCCCTGCATGGCTAGCCCCTGGTTTCGCATGTACCGGACAACCCTTCAGTCACCGAAAATCCAACGGCTGAAGCCCGAACTGTTCCGCGCGTGGGTCAATATTCTGTGCTGCACAGAGGACGATGGGCGCATCCCGGACATTGGCGATTTGGCATTTCACCTGCGCTTGAGCGAAGAGAAGGCAGCGGAGTTTCTGACGCACCTGACCAAGGCAGGGCTCATTGACCGCACAGAAAACGGTTTTTTTGCCCACGACTGGGACGAATATCAGTACTCATCAGACGGCAGCAGTTACAACGCTGAGAAGCAGCGCCGTTACCGTGAGAAGCGCAAAGCGTTACCACCCGTTGAAGGTAACGATCCGGTAACGCGTTACGACGCCGTTACGACAGAGTTACCCCCTAGAACAGATACAGATACAGATACAGAAAAGAATATGTCCGGGTCTGCGACGCCGGACGGCTATCCGCCTGAGTTTGAGCAATTCTGGAAAGCATATCCTCGAACGCCGAACATGAGCAAAAGCGCGGCGCTGAAGAGTTGGAAACAACAGAAAAGCCACCTGCCGCCCTTGCCAAGCCTACTTTCTTCGGTGGCCAAATATCGCGCATTCCTCGACGCTGAGACGAAGAAGCAGGGCCGAACTTACCCAGCCAAGCACGCTCAAGGCTGGCTCAGCGAGCGCAGGTGGGAGGGCTACATTTCCGAGGCTCAGGCTGAGACTACCGCTGCGACGGCGGCCCCTGACTGGGCAGACGACAATCCGAAATGGGCAGCGTTCAAGCGCACCGTGCCAGCGACAGCCTGGAACAATTTCTTCGCGGTGTGCCGGCCGAACGGCTCTGAGTCCACGCTCATTGCCCCAACTGCATTCGTCCGGGACCAGATTGAAAGCCGATACGGCAGCCCGCTATTCGCAATCTTCAACGACTTCAAGGTGAAGGTGGAACACCCATGACAGTAGCCATCACCCCTGAACGTCTCACCCGCACCATGCAGCTCCTACAGCTCCATGTCGAGAAGGGCTGGCGCTGCCCCACCAATCGGGAGATAGCCCTATGGATTGGAATGGGCACACAGAAGTTCCAGCCCCATGATAGGATGAAGGGATTGAGAAGCAGGAAGCCGGAAGCGGGCTCCGTCATGATTCAAGCCCTTGAATTCATGGGCAAGATTCAAGTGGAGCGGATCGGGAGGAACAGACGGACAATCACAATCGTGAGTGGTGAATTCTAATGGCAGCGCGTATCAGGAAAATCAGGCATGACGACGAAACGCGCCTGAAAATTCAGGTAAGTCAGTTGCTTAATCGCTTGCAGCGTCATGTGCTTGGTGAAGTGGACATGCTGCCTTCGCAAATCCAGGCGGCTCAAATCCTGCTGAAGAAAGCCTTGCCCGATTTGCAGGCCATTGAGTTGCAGGGAGCAGGCGAGGGTGGGTCCATCCCATTGACGGTGGTGACGGGTGTCCGACGAAGCACTGATTGACACCGGCTACATTGCAAGGCCCCAGTTCGAGCCGTTCCACCTGAGATTGGGAAGGCAGCGATGGGCCGTCATCGTGGCCCACAGAAGGGCGGGCAAGACAGTTGCGTGCGTGAATGACTTGCTGGACGCGGCCTTGCGCTGCTCACTTCCCGAGCCTCGCTTCGCGTACATCGCGCCTTATTACGCTCAAGCCAAGGACATCGCCTGGAACTACCTGAAGCGATTTGCGGGGGCTGTTCCCGGCGTACAAATCAATGAAAGCGAACTGAGGGTGGACTTGCCGAACGGGGCCCGCATCCGGCTGTATGGTGCGGACAATTACGAACGCCTGAGGGGCATCTATCTGGACGGCGTGGTGCTGGACGAATTCGGCGATATGGATCCCCGCGCATGGTCCGAAGTCATTCGCCCGGCTCTTTCAGACAGGCAAGGCTGGGCCGTCTTCATCGGAACGCCGAAGGGTCGAAATCATTTCGCTGAGATATGGGCCCAAGCGCAGGACAAGCCTGACGAATGGTATTCGATGATCCTCAAGGCCAGTCAGACAGGGATTGTGAATCCGGGCGAGCTGGCGGACGCACGAAGCGTCATGTCAGAGGACCAGTACAATCAGGAGTTTGAGTGTTCGTTTGATGCGGCTGTAGTCGGCTCCTACTACGGGAAGCTGATTGAGAAAGCCGAGAATGAAGGCCGGATCGGTAACGTCCAATGGGAGCCGCAGATTCCCGTCCAGACGTGGTGGGATTTGGGCATTGATGATTCCACAGCCATCTGGTTCGTCCAGGTGTTGGGCCGGGAAATCAGGGTAATCGACTACTACGAGAATTCAGGCGTGGGCCTTGAGCATTACGCGAAGGTACTCAAGGAACGCGACTACGTGTACGGCCAGCACATGCTGCCGCATGACGTGCAGGTGCATGAACTGAGTACGGGGAAATCCCGCTTCGCATTCCTGGCTGGCTTGGGAATTCGCGGGACTGTAGTCCGCAAGCACGCAGTCGAGGACGGGATAAACTCCGTCCGCTCCATTCTCCCCCGCTGCTGGTTCGACCGCACGAAATGCGCCCGAGGCATTGAAGCCCTCAGGCAATACCGACAGGACTGGGACGACAAGCTGAAGGCATTCAAGGGCAGGCCGCTTCATGATTGGTCGTCTCATGCCGCAGACGCCGCGCGTTATGGAGCGTTCAGCCTACGCCCGGCAGAGGTGGAATGGGTGATGGGCGTCCCGCGTTACATCCACGATGGGCCGCGGCATACCACGGCTGTAATGGAATAGAGCGCGAGTCAGGAAACACCTAGACGCTCAGGGTATGAGCGGTATTGAGCCTATCATCTTAGCATCATTGGCAGGCATCGGCGAAGCCGCTGCTGGCGTCGGCACAGCCATCGGCTCGGCAGCAAGTAGCGTCGGCTCTGCTGTCGGCATCGGAAGCGCAGCAAGCGCGGGCGAGGCCGCACTGATTGCCTCTGCGGCTGAGGCGGCTGGTGTTGCTGCACCAGGCGCGGCCGGCATCACGGCGGGTGAAGCCCTGGCGGGTGCGAGTGCGCTTTCAAGCATTGCAGGTGCGGGCGCTCAGCTGCTCTCCGAAGCCCCCAAGTTCGACATGCCCGGCACGCCTACACGCGATACAGCCAAGCAGGAAGCAGACGCCCGCGCCATGCAGCTGAAGCGCAGGGGCCGGGCGGCAACGCTCCTCACGGGCGCGCAAGGCGTCACGTCCAACCCCACCCTTGGCTCTCCAGCCCTGACAGGAACAGCCTAATGTCCCAGCGCCTTGATTTGCTCTCGAACGCTTCCGCTACCGGCTCATATGCTGACGTAGTTGGGGGTCGATACATTTGGGCCTGCGAAGCCACGTGGTCGAGCGCGACCGCCCAGCTTCAGGCGAAGGGCCCGAATGGAACGGCGATTGATATTGCCGGGGCGTCCATGACCGCCAATGGCTTCATTGAGGTCATGATTGCGGACGGCAGCCAGGTGAGGGTGGCAATCACCGGCTCGCCTACCGGCGTTTACTCCAGCCTCGTTTCGGTGGGCGCATGAGCGGGGTTGTCACGGTCAGCCGTGCCCTGACCCCGCGCAACTGGACATCCACTAGCGACCCGACAAATGGCTGGGATGCAGCGGACGGGGTTCTGGTTGGCGACCACTGGTACAACACCGCATCGGGTAATGTGTTCGTCTGTGTGACCAATACGGTGGGCGCTGCTCGTTGGCGACACATCCCGCGCATTCTCGGGCAATCTGGAACCGCAATTGCCCACACCGGAACCACCGCACAGACTGCGCTTGCAACGGTTGTCGTGCCTGCTGGCTGCATGGGTATCGGCGGGCGTCTTCGCGTCACAACTATCGCCCAATACACAAACAGCGCGAACCTGAAGACGTTCAATGTGTATTTCGGCGCGGCGTCAGCCGGAACAGGCGGGACGATTTACGTTGGTACGACATTTACAACAAGTGGCGGGTTCAAGGATCAGCGCGAGATTTACAATCGCGGGACCGTCTCCAGTCAAGTCGGTGTCGCTAACGGATTCATGACTGCGGCAGGCTTCGGCACTCATTCGGGGCTATCAGCTACATCAAGCGTTAATACAGCTAACGCTGCTGAGGTTCACTTTACAACAACGCTGGCGAGCAGCGGGGAGACATTCACGCTTGAATCCTACTCTGTAGAACTCCTCCGCCCTGACATCACCTAGGGCCACGCAATGACCCTGGATGACATCCTGAAGCACCAGCAGCAGCTAGAGTCCGAGCGGTCTAACTTCAACACGCTCTGGCAGGAAGTGAGCGAGCGCGTGCTTCCCGACCACGGCTGGTTCACGACGAACGAGCGTATGCAGGGGCAGAAGAACACCCAGCGTCAGTGGGACTCAACAGCCCAGATTGCAGCGGAACGCCACGCCTCCGCGATTGATAGCCTCATGACCCCACGCGGGTCCAAGTGGCATCGGATTACAGCCAGCATTGCGGAACTGAACGATGACGACGAGGTGCGGCAGTACTTCGACAAGGTCGAAGAGGTTCTGTTCAGGGAGCGTTACAGCCCCGGTGCTGATTTTGCCGGGCAATGCCATGACGTGTACCTTTCAGGTGGCGTCTTCGGGAACGCAGCACTTTGGGTTGACGAACGGTTGGGTGGAGGTCTTCGCTACCGCTCCGTACCGCTTGCTGAACTCTATTTCTCCGTAGACCAGTGGGGCATGGTGGATAGCGTCCATCGCAAGTTCAAGCTTACCGCCCGCGCAGCAATGCAGCGATACGGCGAGAAGACGCCCGCGAAGATTCAGGAGTGCGTGGACAGGGAGCCGCTCCGCAAGTTCGAGTTCCTGCATTGCATCAAGCCGAACGAGGACAGGAAGGGCATCCTCGGCCCTCAGTCCATGCGCTATCTCTCGTATGAGATCAGCCTCGACCCGAAGGAAATGCTGAAGGAAGGCGGCTACGAATCCTGGCCCATGCCTGTCTATCGCTACCAGATGGCCCCCGGCGAATGGTACGGGCGCGGCTGGGCTTGTCAGGTCCTCCCTGAAATCAAGATGCTGAACCAAGCCCGCAAGGCAATCATTCAGGGCGCTGAGAAGGTGGTGAACCCTCCCTTGCTCTTGCACGATGATGGCGGCTTGGCAGTCGGCTCAGGCGGCAAGGGCATGACGCCCAACCTCACTCCCGGTGGCTTGAACTATTACGGCGTGTCCGCTGAAGGCAGGCCAATGATACAGCCGCTCCAGACAGGCGCGCGTATCGACATCGGCCTTGAGATGATTACGGCCATGCAGTCCGTGATTAACGACGCGGCCCTCATCAACCTTTTCCAAATCCTCGTCGACGCCCCGCAGATGACGGCAACGGAAGTCCGCGCCCGTATGCAGGAGAAGGGGCAGTTGATTGCTCCGACTGTTGGGCGGGCTCAGTCTGAATTCTTGGGCAAACTCATTGAGCGCGAGATTGATATTCTCGCCCGCCAGAACCTTCTGCCTCCAATGCCGGACGTCCTCATGGAAGCGCAGGGCGAATACCGCGTTGAGTATGACAGCCCGCTGAACAGGCTCCAGAAGATCGAGGAAGTCCAGGCTGTTGACGTCTGGCTTCAGGGCCTCGCTCCGCTTGTTCAACTCGCTCCCGAGATTCTGGACAACGTGGACACCGACGAACTGGCCCGCCACCGCGCGCGCGTCATGGGCGTTCCTGAGAAGATTCTCGCCAATCTGGATGTTGTGCAGGCCATGCGTGAGCAGAGGGCCAAGGCACAGCAGGCGCAGCAGATGGCAGCAAGTGCGCCGGGTCTTGCCGGTGCAGTCAAAGACGTGGCGGAAGCGGGGGCTATCGCTAGAGGTGCTTAATGGGCGTTGCCCAGAACGTGTTGGATTTCCTCGGGGCCAAGCGCCGCGAGAGTAACGCTTGGAAGCGGGCATTGCTGGATAGCAAGGGCAAGCTTCATGACGATGGGAAGCTAATCCTCAAGTCCCTTATGGGGCCTGCGCATTACTTTGGCGTCGGGTACGTGCCCGGCGACCATGACAGGACCCTGATCATGTCAGTCCGTCGCGAGACGGTGAACCGGATACTTCGGCTCCTCAAGTTCGATGAGGAAGCCGTCATTATGGAGATGATGAAAGATGAGTGAAGCAGCAGTCGCAGCCGCGCCGGCGGCAGATGCCCAGCCCGCCGGCGGAACGCCCGCCGCAGCCACGCAATCCGCCCCTGACCTCTCGTGGTTGGGTGAAGGAGCAAAACCCGAAGTCCAG